GAAATTAGGTCAGGATGTTTCATATGGCAAACGTAAACAAAAAATCAATACAAAAAAACATTGGGCAAAAAAAAGCCCCTCCGGAGAGGGGCTAAAAACCAGTCATTATGAAACACCTAAAACGGACTGGATTCTTCTACACGAGCTGCAAAGTGTTCTTGATGCGTAGCACCGTGGGTGCCTGACATCCAAGCGTTAAACTTCTCTGCTAACTCAAAGATTTTCTCTACGGGAATTGTTGACCCTTGGGCAACATAAGCTGCTGACATCTCAACGGCTGATTTCAATGCTACCTGGCGAATGATAGATGCGCTGCGGTCATCATTGGCCTTGGGTGCTGAAGGTGTCCAAGCAGGGCGGTCACCACGTTGAATCTTAATGGTACCTTTCTCATTCTTGGTGTACTCAACCTCGTCACCTACTTTGTAAGAAGGGGTTTGACTCTTGGCGAATGCGGTTCCAAATTCTCCGTCATCAAAGCGGATGTCTAACTTGTAGAACTCGTTCCATTGGCCGTTCGGGGTGATGGATGTGATTTTAGGCATTGTGCAATTCGTTTAAAAGGGTTCTTTTTAATACTTCGTTTTCTGCTTCGAGGAATTCCATCCGTGATGCCATCGCCTCGACTCGATGTTGAAGGAACTCTACCATCTGTGCGGCAGATTCCTGAGACCAGTTTGTTCTTTGTCCGTATTCCATTAGAATAGTTTTAGGTGTTAGACAGGACAAACATACGCAAAAAAATTAACATACAACTCCCTTACCAAAAAAAATTACTTTGCCTGTATTCTTTGTTATCTCGTGGTCACGGCTAATAACAACCTTAGTTACAAAGTTGGTATTATCGTCTTCTATTCCTCCCCACTTGCGTAATGCGTCCAAGGCAAACTTAATTGCCATAATGCAATTATCGTTATCGTATCCGTAGTTATGCCTTAGCGTTGCCGTAATGGTCTTGAATCGTGTTTTGTCGTATGTTGTTAACTGCGCCAGGACTTCCTCCGTAAACTTATCCTTTGCCTTCTTGCGAACTATCCAATGCTTGGAAGCGTAGAACTGATTCAAGGAAGGTACCTTGGACAGGATAACACTAATCTCTATATCCGCAGCGGGCGGCAAAGGCCGGGTCGAGTTTGTGGACTTCTTTAAGGAGGGTTTGCTCCTGGGCTTTGGCGTAGGCACGGTTTTGGTCATCGCAGTTAGCGAAAAGATTCGCAACCTCCGTCAGAATCAAATCTATCTGACGCTTTACTTCGGGGTTGGTATAATACGGCATAATCTTCAAGTTGTTGGAGTTCACGCTTTAGGTGGATTATCGCTTTATTAATATCTTGCTCGGCAGGATTGCCGTCTTTCTTTCCGGCACGGAGTAGGTAGGCGATTGCTACACCCAAGTTGTAATTGTCGTGGGCAAAGTCCTGAACTACGTCAAACGCTTCAATGCCCTTAAACTTGCCTATGTAGTATTCAGGGACGCTCGTCCCAGTAGAGGAAGACTTGGTGGAATCCTTGGTGTTCATTGATTGAAGGTTTTTTTTCCTTGCTCCCAGGTGTTGTACTTTCTGGTGGCTGCTGATTCGTTTTCGCTTCTGGGGTAGTCGCAGAATCCGAAGTGGTTGAGGAAGGCATTTGTGTAGTCATTCGGAATTTGTTTTAATTCCATAGCAAGATGTTTCTTGCGTCTGTCGTTTCTATCTGTTCCCATATTGCAAACCTAAACAAGAAAAGAATAGGTCTAACCAATGTATATAACTAAAAAGTTATTAACACTTGTCGGGCGTATGCGCCCAATGCTTATTTTTTACTACTTAGTTAAGTTAACTAGTTATATAACTAACTAACTATATAACTAAATATCTAACTTAACTATCAAGTTAACTAACTAACTAGTTAAGTAAGTAAAATTAAAAATAAAAGAAAATCTGCGTTTACACGCATTTTCAAGGTCAAGGTATACAATCTATCCAACTTAGATAGATAATGCGTTAGAAGGCATCTAAAGGGCCTCTATCGCCTTAATAACACTACAAGCAGCATACCAACTGCAAATAGCATTATGTATTTTTCCCATATTCCTTTTTCGCTTGGTGCTTTGATGGTACGGTTAATGTACTTAGTCACCTGTACCGTGTCCGGTAAGCAGATTGCCTTTACACGTATAGTATCAAAGTTCCTAACAATCCGTAGTCGGATGTTGTCCTTTTGGACAACTACCGTATCAACATCGTTTAGGGTTAGCGTATCCCAAAGAGTTCTTTCCTTGGTAATAACCAACGTATCCCATTTTGATTGTTCGACTCTTGCTCCCTTGCGAATTGCTTGGGTTAAATGCCATTCCGCAGAACAACTACCCAGAGCAAGACTCGCAATCAGGATTATCAATACTACAACTAGTGGATGTAGGAATTTCTTCAAGCTCATTTAACCAGTCGTTAAAATTGGACGTACTTTGTTTTTCCACCTTTCTTGATTGCTTTTAAAACTTGTCCTCGGTTATTTAGAACGTCATAGGAGACGTGAATCCATCCAGGTTGTACATCGGTACCAAATTCCCAAATGAGTTGCTTAAACGGCAGATATTTGCGTATGTAGTTAAACACCGCTGCCATATCATCACATTGGATGTCTGCTGCTCTTCCGTGTACGTGGTCGGATGTTGCACTACCGCCAACCGCAGAGTTTACCTCCGGTGAACGAAATCCACTCGTAACATTAATTACTCCGAATTTATCCCGTGCCGGTTGCAGCACCTTTTGTGCTAAAAGCTTTAGGTTACGGATTTCTTCCTGACCAGGTACGTTCGGTAACCCGGTATCGGTATCTGTAAACTCAGAAAGTATAAAGTCCCTTGAAAGTTGCATAGGTTATGTATTTTGTTACTTTTAAGTATCATTAGGTGCCTTTTATTGCTCTAATGATGGTTTTAACGACCTTGACCCCGGTAGGTCTTACTCGTCACCCTTTTGTTCTGGCTCTTGGTGTGCCTTCCCAGTTTTCTTTTTGACTTCTTGATTTTTGTTTGCTCCTGTTGCTTCGCCATCTCTACTCATCATTAAGGCAAACCCGCCCATTATAAACGCACTAAACTCTGTTAAAGACGCTTTCTCGAACCAAACCAAGATTCCACCAAAGGAAATCAGGATAAGGCCGATAAGCGTTGTTTTTGGATTTCTAAATAATCTATCTATCATTCTTAATATCCCGATTCCAACGCCACAAGGTGTACACAAAAGAGGTCAGCATTACGAATAGTCCTGCTATCTGATGCACCTCGGCTATCGTTAACCCACCAACGGCTAAACTCCAAGAGGTCGCTACCGCACTTGTACTGTCTGTTTTCATCATTGTTCGCCTGTTGCTTCGTTGCAAAGTGTCGGATTGGCCTCGCAGAACGCTTGTGCGTAATTACTCTCCCAACCTGCAAACCAATGAACTGCGCTATTCGGAGCAGGCCAAACAACGTATTGATTGAATTCGCTTGGTGCTTCCCAAATGATATCAACCGCCCAACGTGGGTCAGATTCAACGATGCCAATCTGATGGACGTAGCAATCCATAAAGGTGATTTGGTCTTCTTCCATTTGGGCGAATCCAGCTGAAAGCATATCGGTAATGAACTGGCCTTCGGTAGGCCAAGCGTATTTCAAGTAGGTCATAACGTGGTCAGTTCTGCGAGTTGGGCGTTGGTTAGGCGTGTCGGGAATAGGGCGGCTTGGTTATAGTTCCAAGAAGCTGCATTGTTATATGCGTTTAGCCCAATTTGGCTACACGTTGGAACCGTTCCACTTGTGTCAGTGTGTACAAGTGCCCCATTTACATAGGCAACAAAATCGTTTGCTTTGTAAGCAAATGCTAATTTGAAACTACCCGTAGAGGTGTTTGGGAAGCTGTAAGCAACTTGGATGCCACTATTAACAACCTCAAAAGATATTGAGCTTGCACTTATGCCTATACCAATGTATGTATTTGTAGCCCCCAAGTTTGGAGCAATAGCAAAATAAGAAAAACTTGACCTTGAAGTTAAAGTAATATCAACAAACAAAGTCCCCTCCGTCTGCCCAATAAGCGAAGAAACGCCCGTCTTACTTGCCGTGTCCGCAATCCTTGTCACCGCTGCGGTTGTTGTTGGTACCCACGTAGTAGCATAAGCGCCAAGCTCCATTTGTGGGGCTGCGATTCGGATGGTGAAGTCGTATGTTGCTCCGCTTGTTACGTTAAAGTCAACGAGTGGTTGTACGCTCAACGTAGAAGCATTGTTCACGGTTTGAGTCGTGGCATATCTTGCCAGCGAAGTAGTGACGCTTACAGTTGCGGTTTGTACACCAAGTCCAGAACCACCAATTCCACGCAAAGCGTGACCAATGGCACAAGAATCAAATGTTCCGCTGATGCGCTTTATGTAAACACTGCTTGACCAAGTTTGTCCGTTTGAAGCAGTTATCTGTGTAGTTGACTCTGAAAATATACGCACAATAGTTCCAACAGCAGTACCATTGAATCGCAAATCAATGTATTGAAGACCATTTTCAGTTCCGAGACCTACAATTGTTTGAGTTAAGTTAGCAAATCCACCACCCGCCCAATTCGTAGGCAACGTCCCAGGACTCCCTGCCACCGCCCCCACCATCGTAGAGTTGCGGATGGAGTTGGTGCGTTGCGGTTCGAGCAACAACCGCCCACAACTACTCAATGTCCCGTCTGCGTTTCTGAAATCGATTCGTGGTACGTCTTGTCTGTTGGTGGTTGGGAAGTAGTCAAGGGCGGAAGTGCCTTCAACGAGTTGTGCGCCCCAAAGAAAGATGTCCCGTGCAGTAGCACCACCAAACGTACTTACGTTAATGGTTGAATTTATGGAGGTTTTAGTAGTGGAAATTCGTTGCCAAGAGCCAGTAAGTGTAACCAGTTGGTCAAGACCTCCTGCGGCAAATAAAAGAGTTTCTCCAGCTGTACCAAGTACGTAAAAACTTGAAGTACAAACAACGCCAGTACCCAATGACGTGGTTTGGGTTAATGCTCTATTCGAACTACTAAACTGAATTCTATCAGCAGTCATAGTTCCGTTCGGTGCTAACGCAACATTCGGAGTTACTGTTATGCCAGTTTTAGACCAAGATGCGTCCGAAAACATTTCAGACCAAGAAGCTAAATTATAAGGACTCCTTCTAACCACCCCTGTACTATCTGTATAGGTAGCATCAGATGCTCTCGTCATTGTTAAATCTCCCAGTCCGCTGGTTGGCTTTTGGGCGTATACTACGTCTTCCTTAATTCCCGATGGGATAAGGAGCCAAGAGGCGTCATCGTAAAAACTCATAACAAAGCGTCTATTCGAGCTTCAGCACAAGTAGCGTTTTGAATTACGCCTCCTGCTGCCTGTACTCTAAGTGAATAAAAATACATATACGCCTCACCGCTTTGACCCGTGAGGTTTGTCTCTGGATGTCCCCAAGAGTTCGGGTGGACTTGTCCCCAACTGATATTATTAATAAAGCCCTGCCCCCAACCTATTTCGTTGTAAGCAGCACCTTGGCCCCATTGAATTGTATTATTTGGACTTTCCATCGAGATACTTTTGTAGTTTGATTAGATTCTCGCTCTTTACTTTATAGTACCCACGATGCCGGGCGGGAATCTCTGTCCGGGTAGATGTCTTCGTTGACGTTTGCATTGTATTCCGGGAAAAGGGATTGATTAAAAGACATATAGTCGATAAAGCGCTCCGTGTAGTATTTGGCTATCGTGCGCTCCTTTTCAACTAAGTAGTCAACTTCTATTTTCTCTGCGTTTGTTGCGTTCTCGCTCGTATGCTTGTATACACCACCATTAGCCACCGTAAAGGCCGAAAACGGCAGGTATTCTGTCATCGCAAAGTGGATAAGCATCGGCTGCAAGTAGTCGGTTACCAATGATAGGTAATTACCCGCAAGTGTGTTGGCAATGATGTCCGCAGAAATCTTGTCGTACAACTTCGTACCCGTGTAGTTCTGGATGTGAATCTCTTGGGCAATTTTGATAAATTGGATAAACTTATCCGTATCTACGTTACCGGAGATTACCGTGTTGCGGACAATATCCTCACGCTTGATGAAAAGAGCAGTTGGCATTATTTGCGTGGTTTTAAGAATCCTTGATTCGGCATATCAACTGGGCGCTTTGCAACCTTTGGATTGTTCACCTCTGGCTTTACACCTGCCTTGCGAGCTTGGTTTACCGATACGTCTGCATTCGGGTTTTTAGCGTCAGGAGTTACGCCTTCTGCTTTTGCCAAATACGTTTTCCGCATCCAGAAGTGGTGGCAACGTGCGCCTCCTTTGTATAACCAGATGTCGTATGTTGATGCACCACGTGGCCCGAATCCTGCGTTAACTTCTTGCTTCCGCATCCGCATAATATCCTCCTTGCGGTAGACCTTCTTTGCGTTTACCATCAACTTACAAAACTCACGGCTATTGGTCTTGGTTGTTCCGGGTGCGTAGGAATAGCGAATCTTGTACTTACGTCCGTCTTTGGTTTCTCCGTCTTGCTCGCTCTTTGCGTTCGGGAATGCTTCCCCGGTCTTGGCAAACTGCAAAATAGAATCCAAGTATTCCTCCTGCTCGTAATCCACCGGACGTTCGTCCACCAAATCCCAGTTGTCCAAGTCTTCGTCTTCGCCAAACTCGTTTAGCGTTTCAAACATTTCGTTTAGCACTTCGTCCGACACGTCAGCAGACAAAGCAACGCTGCTATCCTCAACGCCTGTATTCTCTTCAATAACCTCGGCAGGAGCAACAATCTCCTCCTTAAACTCCAACGGCTGCAACGTCTTAAAATAGATGTTTAGAGACGCTCCGTTGTAAGATAGCACTTGCTCTATTGCATCCAGGATAATCTCCTGTAAAGGGCGGATAACCACGTTATCGAACAGGATAGATGCCGTCTTCAACTCGTCAGCATTGTTACCTAGGCCGCTATTGTCCTTAATACCCAAAAGCATCGGAGACGTTACACGGTGGCCTACCATAATCTTCTGCGTACATTCAGACGAAAGAAATTGGTACTGCTCGCTTGCGTCTGATAATTGTACGGGTTCGATTGTTGCTGCGAGTTCCTTGTTGTCGTTGAAGGCCAAGATAAACCGACCGGCATTCGAGCTGCCAGAAAACTTATCCGCAATACGTGCCTCGATTAACGTCTGCTCTTCTTCGGTAGGTGTTCCGTTGTTGAAGTTAATCAGCATTGACGGTGCTAGGCCATTCTTGATGTTGCTGATATGGTAGTTGGCTACCTCTTCCTCCAATTCGGCATACGGCAAGGAACCTTGATAGTCCGTGGGTGCGTAGTAGTAGTATCCCGCTTTGTACGGTTTAATATACAGAATCTCGATTCCAGCTTTAGACATACCAAACGCCTCAATACGTACAGGTACCTCTTTGCGTTGGGCTACTCGATTCCAGTCCTTTGCATAGTAGTACGCAGGGATAAACCCATCTTCGTTTGCACGTTCAGCACGCAAGGTCTCAACCGGGATATGCTCAACACCTACAATCTTGGAATGGTCTTGGTTGTAAATCACCTGAAAGGCAGCATTGCCCATCATCTTAAAGTCACTAACGACTTTTTTAACGCAGTTCTTGGTAAACAACGACATCATCATTGCGTACTCATCTGGCTTTTGTGCTGCGTCTGTTGCTGCAAGACCTTTGCCGAAAATCATATCAATAACGCCATTGATAATAGCGTTGTTGGTAGGACTTCCATTGTAGCGGTCGATTAGGTATTGGAAATAATTGTTATCATCTCCGTACTCAATCCATTGCTTTCCACTAACCTCCTTTACCTGCGGCTTAACGTAGGAGTTCAAGGCCATAAATCGTATGTTGCTCATATAATTACGAACGTGTTATCTCCTGCCTGCTCTTGCGTGTAAACGCCATTGTTTACCGTGAACTTCTCGAAGTTTGTTTGGTTCGTGCAGAATACACGACCTCTGTATATCAAATTTACGCCATCAAATACCTCCAATAGGTAAAAGTTTGCTTCCTTTAAGGTCCAAGCAGCATTCAACGTCATATAACCGTTTGCGCTTGTAGGAGCGATTGTTTGCGTTTGGGTGGTATTGGTGGACTCATTCGTTAACCGTGCCGATACAGAAGCAGGAAACGAGCGAGGGATGATTTGCAAATTCTGCGCTGATGCGCTTGTAGTTAAAATGTTCATCTTACAAATAACTCGTTTGTTGCTTTTTGTTTTAAATAAAAAAGCCACCCCGAAGGATGGCTCTTTTAAATTGGAACTGATTTATTAAATCTGTGGTAATGATTGTTTCAAATCTTGCTCCAGGTCGTTTCTAAGGTAGGCAATCTTCGCCTCCAATAATGCTGCTTGTTGTTGCGACTTATTGTATGCGGGAATTGTGTTTGCTGCTACTCCTAATTCCTTTGCCTGATTAACGATTTCCTTTTGGGATTTCGTGATACGGGAAAGGATGGATTGCAACACCTTCAACGCCTGGCTTCCCTGATTGCTGATGGTTCCGTACCGGCCTTTCAAACGTGCAGCGTCAGATTCAAACTCCCGTGCATTCTTTACGATAACATCGTAATCGGAACTGACCGTAGCCAGGTCACGGAATGCCGCTTCTAAATCGTCTGTTGCTGCAAGTTCAATCCGCTGGGCAGACATTTGGTTCATAATCTTTAATGCCTTTTCCATAGGTCATTAAAAATCTGAACCGGAGACAATCGTAGAAATACCAGAAGCAGCCAAAGTACCATCCAAGAAGTTTGCAGGCAACTGCTCTTGGCCATTCAAGGTCAAGGTGTAGCCAGACATATCGCCCATAGCAGCACCGGTAACAATTGTTCCTCCGGTAACCTCGCAACCGTGTTCCAAACCTGCAACAAAGAAGTTAGAGTTGCGGTCTTCTACAATTACGATAGGACGGCCGTAAGCCATCAACTTGATTTCCTTGTGTGATTGCTTGCTCAACTTGTGCAAGGTCAGGTTCAAGGTTTGGTCAAAGAACGTAGTTCCGTTATCACGGCTTGAAGTAATTGCCTGCTCAAAAGAAGACGTACCCTTCAATTCGTATTTGTATGCCGTCAAACCGCTACCCAATGTATCGATAGCGTCTGTATTGGTTACATCGTAGGTAACCGTAAGATTCTGATAGTTCAGAAAGTAAACCGCCTGAATGCCACCTACAACGTCTTTGCAAGGTTCGATTCGGCCAAGGGATAATGCACAAGCCATTTTGTTTTGTTTTTTTAGTTGGTTTAAAAAAGAAAGGGGTGGGGCGTCATTACACCACCACCCCTATCAGGATTTTTGAAATTAATTAAGCTCCGTAGTAAACGATGTCGCTACCGATACCGTATTGGATACCAGCGCTCATACGCATAATCAAGCGGAAGTTCTGAGAACCATCGATGTCAGCCATATCAATCAGGCGAACTTCGTTCTTGTCGCTCAACAAACCGGTACCGAAGAACAAGTTTGACTTCTGTGCAGCCACCATTTTGTTAGAAGACAAACCATTTGCAACGGCAACTTTGATACCGTCAAAGTACAACTCCTGATTGTTGAACCAAGTGGTACCAGCATTGTCAACACCG